TATGGGAAGGAAGACGTGGCCGACCTCGACGAAGGGTGGTTGCACGAGCCGGTCGAGTTTATGAAATACAATATTCGAGATGTGCAGGCTGTTGTGCAAATTGAGGAGGCTAAAGGTGTGCTCGATTTGTATGACAAAATCCGGTCAGTGGCGGGATGTACCTACAGCGAGGCGGCAGACTCAAACATTGGTATCATCGATGTGCTCTTCTTGAGACAGGCGAAGGGTGAGGGGCTCGCACTACCAACCTCAACAGAGCCTGAGCGAGGATGGTACTATGGTGCAAAGGTGTACAACCCGCTGCCAGGAAAGCATAAAAATGTTGTGTACCCAGATTTGGCCAGTCTCTATCCGTACCTAATGTGGTCGCTCAATGTGTCGCCAGAGACGGTGTTCAACAATATGACAGAAGTGATGGCTGCCGGATATGATGAGGATGATGTCTACACCGCGTATGTCGATACGAGAGAGGACTCAGTAAAGCGGGACGATAACCCTGACACGACTGAGATTTTCTACCTTAAGCCATCGGTCGAGACAGGCTTTGTCAGAGATGTGGTCGATGATATGGTTGAGATGAAGTACGAATACAAAGGCCAAGGGAAGAAATACGATGCAGTGAAGAGAATCACTAATAGTCTCTACGGCGTCTTTGGGGACTCTAACTCCTATGGAAACGGTTTTAGATTGTTCGACTGGCGGCTCGCTGAATCGATTACCATTGCTGGCAGAATGGTGCTCGAACATACGGCAGAGACGTTCACTGACAATCTACATAGTATGGGCTATCATCGGGCACAATTGGTGGGCGGTGATACTGACAGTGTAATGACAAAAATCCCCTCAGCCAATTCGATGGACGAAACACTTGAGGCGAGCTTCACTGCGGCAGAGGCGGTGAACCAAAGCTACGACGAGTTTATGGCTGACAATTTTGGTATCGACGACCCCACACTGCACAAAATGGAGGTCGAGATTGAGTCATATGCTGATGCCATCTTCTTCCTTCGAGACTTAGACAGTGATGACCCGACAGATGGTGTGAAGAAAAAGTACAGCCAGACAATCCGATGGGACGAGGGTGACATTATTGACAACCCTGAGCCAAAGTCGAAGGGGTTCAAACTTGTTCGAAGTGACACCGCTTCTGTAACAGGCGCAGTTCAACAAGGCGTGCTCGAACGTATTCTCAAAGAGGATGAACCTCGTGCGGCGGTCAAGTCCTTTTTGAAGGAGAAGCATACTGATGTGTTGGAGGGCAACGCTTCTGCTGAGAGTGTTGGCATCCCGTCCTCCATCTCGTCTGACCCGATGGACTACGGTTGGTCCGAGGACGACGACACTGGTGAGACAAAGTACTTTACCCCACAGCCACACATTAGAGGAGCGCGCTATGCAACTGCGCACATCGATGGTGAAGACATTGGCTCAGGGTCGAAGCCGCTCATGTTCTATGTCGAGAGTGTGGACGCCAACTCTGACTACCCAGAGGTGTACGACTACGAGGAGCAGTTCTCACTCACTGCGCCGACTGATACGCCCGATGCAAACAAGCGTGAGATGAAAGAGATTGACAAGCGGGTGGACGCAATTGCGGTCGAAGACGTGAGCAACATCCCTGAAGAAATAAACATAGATTGGGAGAAGATGGCAGAAAAGACAATTGAGGATGCGGTCGACAACATTGTCCAAACGATGGGCTGGTCCTTTGATGATTTGGTGACTGCTGGTGAGCAGAGTGGGCTCGCACAGTGGATGTAGGGCGGCCAAAACCTTTAAGTAGGTGTAGTTCCTTTCTATAGATGCAATGGTAGAAACAGCGTACACGTTTGACGATATTAAGGCAAAGATGGGAGAGTTCGGAGAGTTTATGGTCGTGCTTGAGAGTGACCGAGAGTACGATTTCCATCAACTGACTGTCACCTTTGGCGATGAGGAGGATGCGCCCCAATCCCTTCGAGAGAATGAGTTCCGCCTTGAGGGACTGATGGAGGACGAGGATGGAGAGGTTGAAGACCGAGTTGTGGACATCCCGGTCGGTCGAGTTGAGCACGTCTATGCCCATCGAGAGCTATAAATGGCACGAACAGTAGAACTACAACTTGGCGAACTGTATGCCGACTTACACGAGCGGTTTAGTGAGAACCTCGGCCAAGAGTATGAGGACACAATTCGTGCAGAGGTGGAAGACTACCTGCATACATTGAACAAGCAGTTGGAACGACAGTCGGAGCAGGCGCAGGCGCAGCAGTTGGCAGAAGAGAGTATCGAACTCGGCGAAGAGTAGCCGAAACCTTTTTATACTCAGAGCAGCTACATACATCTATGGATAGATTTGCTGTGGCTGCAAATGAGAGCCACGTTCTCGAAGACTCACATCTTGTCGAAGAGTTGAAACATTCGTCCAATCAACATGGTGACATGTTCCCGGTACTTGTTGGAGAGAGTGAGATAGCCTACTTCCACGATGTTGATGGCGGCTACTCGCCCGAGCAGGATGCACATTTTGTCAATTTTATTCATCAGGTACAAGGGCCAGACTCACCCTCCAACAAGTTACAGGCCGACTCCTATGAGGCACACCTCTCGGACAAGTATTATTACTTGAATGCAACAAGCTCGGCCATACTCGGCGACTACCCTGAGGAAAATCTTGTCCTCTCGATTGAGGTGCGAGACTATATGATTGGCCGACACTCATTTAGTGAGGCACTCACCGCAGAGATAGACTCGCGTGAACAAGAGTGGCAGCCTAACTACAAAAAATGAGCCGCCAAAAAGCTGGCCTCAGGAAAGAGCACGACCTCGCCCGAGAGATATACAACACCTCTGGTGGGAAGGTGATACCGCTTAGAGCAGGGTGGTCGGGCAATAGCAGTCCACCCCTCCCCGACCTACTTATCCCATACAATGGCTCACTCCGCGCAGTCGAAGTCAAAACCTCGGGCCAGAAGCGGATGGTCGTCAACTCGGACGATTTGCAAGACGTGCTTCATTGGGGGATGGATATGACAGAAGTGCCGACATACCCATACCTCACAGTGAAATTCACTCGGTACGAGGCGCAGACCTATCGCTTAGTCAAGCCGTGGGGCATCGAAGCCTCGCTTAAATATATGGCATCGGAGCAGAGTGAGTTCGACACCAATTTCACGAGGGGCGGGAACATTTCATTCGGGCACCCGACGCACTACGACTGTGATGTACCCTCGGCCCAGAAGAGTCCCGGTGATGGAATCGCAATGCTCCGCGACTTGCGCGAGGATTCATACGCTAATGTAAGCAATCAAGACATCGAAACAGTCGGTGTCTACGATGTTATCAAACAGTTGCGCGCCCGCTAATAATAAAAGGTTCGGTCCTCGTCTCTGCCCCAATCATACGAACTTGCATATCCGCCAGGCATGCGAACCTTGTCAGAGTTGTAGTACCGATACGTGCTCTCATCATCGTCGGTTCGAATACTATTTGAGCGCCGAGACGAGTCTGTTCGTATCACAATCGCTGTCTCGTCACACACAAGTTCATACCCCTTACTCCACAAAATGCCATCATCATCAAATGGTGATTGTCGCTCGGTTCGAGCATAGCCTAACTGTTTTAAATCTTTTGACAGTGTGCCCATAGATGGACTATACTTGTTCAGCGTCATTCGTCCCTTCTTCAGCAATAGACTTCATTCTGTCCTCAACGTCGCCCATCCCTTCACGCAACTCTCGGAACTCTCCCCAAAGGCTGTCCACAGATTCAGGCCAATCAGTGTGATGCGAGATTTTCCACGTCTCACTATCAGGGTGGATAATTAACACTTCAAGAATATCTACATCTAGTTCGAGCGCATTTGCATATGCGGTGAGTTGCAACTTATGCTTTTCATAGGGTGCGTACTCAGCATTGCTCGTCTTAATGTCACTCAGTACAACATTAGAGTCTTCATCCACATAGAGCAGGTCGAACTGTCCAGCATAGCCGACCCCACTATTTGTGACAAAGCATTCAACATTGAGCACATTTTCGTTGCTAATGCCGCGCACTCGTTTGATTTGTTCCCACGCCTCTTCAGCGTAGGTGAGGTCCTCTCTGTATCGAGACCAGTCTCCGTTAAGTTTTAGTTCTTCGGTCGATTCCTCTTC